CGCCTGACTGGATCACCCCAACCGCCGCCGTTCCACTATTGTTCTTCATGCGTGGTTCGCGTATTAACGGGGTATCTAAAGCCACTGCTGTCGTGCCGGTTAAGGTCTTTGTCTGCGTCACCTCTTCCCAGTTAGCATCAAGCCCGTCTATCTCTATTTCCATCGTATCGGAAGCGCTAGAAGAGACAATATGCGTTATGTCTGCGGTCGTTGAGTAGTTATAAATTCCACCTCCATCCCATACATCCTCTTCAATCGTATCGATGTCAGTATTACGCCCAAATTTATTAATAGTCTTATGACCTTGAACCGTGCCTTTTGACACTTCTAATAGGAAGCTCACAGCCGCCCCATCGATAACGCCGTCAAAGGCGTCTCTAATACGTTGTAACTCGTCATTGATGTAGCGCCGTAGATCATCTGGGTTCTCTGGTACAGCGCCAGGGTAATATCTAAGACTATCCACATTAATGCCTCCCGCTTATAGCATATGAAACAAAAAACCCGTGACACTTCCAGTTAGCGCCAATATCCTGCGTTCTCATTCTTACCGATATATAACGCCCTTTCTCTGTAAAGTGCGCCTCTCTATCTGTTCCTGCTGTATATAGAAACTCGTTACCCCATGAGATATCATCATCAGGGTTAAATTGCGTACCGATACGGATGTATATTTTTGTGCCAGTGTTCGCTGTTATTCTTGGCGTGACTGATTTAACTATTTTTATACTATCAGGGTCGCCTAAATCCATCGTTGCCTTCTCTAACAATGAAGGCATGACCGAGCCATCAATATCGAAAGAGTCCCCTAAAATGTGAATAGCTGATGTAACGGCGCTCGATAACGTGTCTACAGTCGGATTACTAGAGAATGATTTATAAGTTACGCCTGCGTATGAATCATATATTCCAGTTGATGCTGCATAAGTTGGGCTTGCTTCAAAGTTCGCCACACCTGGTGCTATATGTCGTGTATTAACTAAATCTCTGTACGTCCAAGTATTATCTTGCCAGTTCCATATAGCTGCTTTATCTGAAAAGCTTTGCCCTGTTGAGGGATAACAAACCCATATTTCGTCGTTTCTGTCATCTCTAACAACATAAGTACGGTCAAAATTATCCGAATCTATGTCATTAAAGATGGTATCTTTTGTTCGCTTATCAGCGATACTCTCGATATTCTGACCATCAAACAGAACAATATCACCATCTGCAACCACGAAATGCCGACCCTTAAACTCGACCACACAATTTTTAGCCAATAAACCGCTATTAACCTGAACCTTATCAACACGCATTACGCCCTGACCACCAATTAATCGCATGATATAGGTGGAATGGGTTTTATAGATAACAAATAGGTCGCGTAATTGAGCGCCGTCTATAATCTCACCTTTATCGTCAGTCAAGTAGGTATCACCGGCTAATACTGTCGGGTCTGTGATATCCCAACTAACAGGTAGAGCGCCAGCGTCACTCGCATCTGACCACAACACCCTGTTTTCTGCCTGTACGCCGCTTGTAGTGATGTTTAAAGCCACTAAAAAGCCCCTGAATGGTCTTACCGCCTGACAGGCTGTACTGGCAGGAAACGCAGGTAAATCAGCTAATGTACCTGGCGTAACAAAATCATTACCCCAGTATCTAGGCGCATCTAGTGTGTTATTGCAGATAGGAAACGTATTAAACAGTGATGTATCCCAATCGATACCACTCGTTAAAGCGGTTCCTTCAATATCTTTATCATCCGTGAAGTTCGTTACGCGAGCAACACCATCACCAAAATACAACCATAGCGGATCAGCGTGGCTGCCATTAAACAGCAAATGAGTTGCTTGTGCTGTTGTCGTTGAACCGACTACCTCACCGCCTATCTTTTCTGCCGCCCCATCATTAAAGCGCATATTAATAACATCTGTGTAAACAGAGTCGTCAATATCATGCGGATCTGTATCAAATACTGCGCCATATGGTTTCAATTGTTTTTTTTGGTAACGGCTCATTAAACGTAGTAACCAACTATATACATCGCTATGGAGACGGTCGATGTGCCTGATGGGGATAAATTTGTGTAATCTATTTCATAATCAAACTCGTTTGCAGATAACCCGACATCAAATTGGCATGAGCTAAATGTACCTCGACCGTTATCAATATCTGCATGTGCCCTTACTTCTAGTTTTTTATAAACACCTGACCCTGATATCGTTTCACTTGGATTTGCTACAGAGAGCTTAAAAACAACTGTTCCAGCGCTTAACTTTGTGCTTGATACGTTCATAGCTGAGTGAATAATTGCCGCACTTGCACTAACGCCGACTGGGAGATGGGCTGAAACGTCTATAGCAGTCTGGGTCTGCGCTGCTAGCGTTGTGTAATTTAAAATAATGACAGGTGTAGGTAAAAAAACAGGAGTTACATTAGTTAAGCTTTGATAAGTTATTACCGGGTCTTCTATTGTTTTAACGCCTGTGATTGTCTGTGCTGATGCTCTATCAACTAAATCATTAATCTCTGCCGCTGTCTTAGTTACCGCTGCCGCGCCAAGATTAGGGAGCGAACCCTGAACCGCTGTCTTGATGTTTCTCAGATGGTCGTCAGCCTCGTCAAGAGTGTCGGTTGCTCCGTCTGGATTGGTTGCCACTAAATCTTCTATATAAGTTACACCACTCTCTAATCCCATTACGCCACCTGTACTTGAGGCAATACATATCGACCACCTTGTGCCGATTTGTTTGCCTGTTTTATTTGTGAATTGTAAACATCAGCCCACTTGGTCATCTCTTCGTCATCTTGAAGAAACAGATTGACCTGCAACATCATCGCGCTGAGATAAATCATAGGGAATTTAGTCAGGATATCGTTAGTTGCTGTGCCTGTTAAGGTTGGAACACGTGCATAGTAGCTAATCTCACCATCTACGGTCGCTGTAACGCTCGGAGCCGGTCTTAATTCGATTTGTCCGCCATGTATCGCATAGCCTGCCGCCGTGCCTTGTGCGCGACTGTAGATAGCGTCCAACTGCTGAGGTGAGTATGCCTTTATCGGCACTCTCGCACCATCATCTTCAATCTGTATCGCTCTCATTTCCATATAATCGGCTGGAATGTCATAAAAAGCATCGTCAAACGTGACCGCAAGCCTTTTTTCCATATCAAGCGTTCTTAAATCCTTGTTAATAACGGATTCTGCCAAAATACAGAACGTATCCATCTTGGCTGTCAGGTTAGAACGATGCGACCACTCAGCAACCTCGGTTTTAAGCTCGGTATAAGTGCTTATTGCCATTAGACATCAGTTACTACGTTAGTCGGCACAGCTACGCAAGGCGCGTCCGTCTGAGCTATCGTGCCAGCCGGTGCGACATCATCTGCCACTGTCCAGCCGTCTATCCACGCCACGCCAGCATCACTGGTTGCTACATGGGGGTTGTCGGTAACAGGTCGGCCTAACAAAGTACCGCTTGCTCTGTAATAAACGCCTTCTGAAAAGGCTTTGGTTTCTTTCAGGTTGTAACTATTATTAGTCGCTGCACCTGTACACATTTTTCCTGCCATTACATTGTCCTCTGTAATTTATTGGGTTTATAAGGGAGGGATTCATCGGTCATACAAAATGCTTGCCATGCTTTCTTTTTAATCTCAGCATCGGGGCATTGTAAATCAGGATAAATCATGGTTAACACTTCATAATGATCGGTTGGGATATCAAGCGCCAACCTGCCGAAAGACAGGTCTTTAAGATTCACATCTTTGGCGCAATCCATCCGCGCTTTGAGAGACGGATAGTCTCGCTCTTGCATGAGCTTCAATACCGCCCTTGCTTGTAGAGTAAAACTACCCGCCCCGTACATTACGCCGTTACCGCTGCTGTGTTGTCGATATCACCGATAAGACCGTGAGCCTTTTCAGTAGTACAAACCAGCGTCCAATCTGCAGACATCAAGCGTTTCTCACTTAAGCCAACCTTAGCCAGTGGCTCGGTGCGGAAAGAGTGTAAGAAAGACTGACGAAGGTGCATAGGGTCAAGCATAAACGCGCTTGACTCATCCGTACCCGTATTCTGCTGTAGGCGGTTAGGAATCAAATCCAGTGTTACACCAAAATCAGTAACAAACACGTTAACCGAGCCTTTAGCCGTTGCACCACTCTCAGATTGTCCTGTTTCACTAGTCAGAGTCGCGATACGCGCACTTGAGCTAAATAGGTACTCAGAGAATTTACGGCATACAGATGGAACCATCATTAATACTGTTGGATTGCCGCCTTCTGTATAGATATCTTCTGCAACATCACGTACTTTAGCCTCTGTCAGTGCTTCGGCCGTGCCTAGAGTCGCCGCATCAACGATACCCGTACCTGTGTTGTAACCACCAGCCGATCCACCAGTACCAAACGATACGTTAGTCTCTAGCCAAGCATTTAAGCCACCTGATTGGCCTGCTACTGCATCGGTACCTGCAATCGATGGGTTGTTAGAAAGCATTGCCGCTTCACAATCTCGACGTAGCTCTTGCTGGCGCATCATAACCTGGTAGCTCAGCTCATTAGCACGACCAATCGTATCAGACTCAATCGCACGGGTAGACACGCGAACATTCTTAACAGAAGTCTGCGAGTGATTACCTACACGGGAGCCTGTGCTAGTGTCATTGGTCGCTGCGTCTTGATCGGAACCATCAATGGTCTTGTTAGTGGTAACTGGCGCTGCTAGTTCGTCTTGCGTCCACTCGTAATATTCGTTGGAATGTGAATCTGTCCCAATCATATCCGTCAGTGGTAGTGGGATTTTTGAGATGTCCCAAATCTTGTTCATTACATCTTCATTAATTAAACCGTTTACAGCAACCTGTTTGAGATTATAGCTGTCTAAATTACTTGTACTCATCTGTCAATCCTCAAGTGTATCGAGAATGACTAGTTACCGCAGTATTTCTGCAACTGCTGCCGCCTGATCTTTGATCTGTCCGGTAGCTCTAGCCTTCTCAGTTAATCGCTTGAGAGCTGCGTTACGACCTGGTAGTGACTTTCTAGCTGCTGGACTGTTGGAAGTTGGGGTCTTGCCCTCTATCTTCTCTTTTGCCTTCAACTTAGCCACATCTGATTTAGACGCTGATATTAACAATCGGATTAATCTTGAATCTTGGACACTTTCAAGGTCTTTCGGTGTAAAACCAAACTTACCTGCATATGCCTGAATATCTAAATCAACCTGTGCTCTTACCTTCTCGTCTTTGAGTTCTGGCATAGCTTCAAACAATCGTTCTTGCTGCTGTCTGCGCGACTCAACTTGGTGAGTATCCACTGCTTGCTCGGCTAACGTCTCGTTATTTTTCGCCAGTTCAAACTGTGTTCTAAAATCACTCTGTAAAGCTGCGTATTCAGCAGGGTTTTGATGCCTGATACCTTGCCAATCTATCCGGTTATACTGGTCTTGAATCGCTAATACCTGCGCTCTGGCTTGCATTAACTCATTACTGACCTGTGGTACCGTCTGTAACTCATCAGATTTAGTCTGTAAATCTTGCTCTCGTTTAGTTATTTCTGCACGTAAGTTATCAATGTCGGCATTTTTCTCGTAAAAGGTTTTCAACTCTCCGAGGCTTATCGCGCCACCATCAGGAAGGTTCTCTCCCCGTGATAAGTTCACGTTCAAGGCATACATATCGCTTATTTCGATCTCTAGCTCCTCAGCCAAGTTATTTAGCGTATCTATTCCTTGTTCTTCTTCTGAGCTTTCGGCAGATTGTTCTTCTACTTCTTCTGCAAGCGATTCTTGCGGTTGACTTTCGTCGGATACTTCAAGAGTTTCCTCTTGTGTTTCGGCAGCTTCCTGAGTTTCCTCAGTCTTCTGTGGTGCGTCCTCTGTTAATTCTGTATTTAACAGGCTAGCAATTTGGTTAACAGGATTCTCTACGTTAGTTGAGCTGGTTCCCATGTTCTTGTCCTCTTTATAGGTTATTTTTAGTCAGTTGTCAAACTTCTTTACGTATTGCTTTTATCAAGCTAAATGTGAGGTTATCAAGCACGTTCATCTTGGCGCCGATAGCATCACGTTCAATCTGATTAGTAGTAGCTACAAACTGCTTAAACAGCTTCTCTTGTGTCTCAATCTTCGCCGTTTCAACTTTGTTAATTATCGTCTGCTCTAAATTAGGCTGCGTCATCTTCCTTTTCCTCCATTTCATGCTCTGGTTCACTGCCTTCTACGCCTTTGATGGCTTCAAGCTCAATCTTAGTAACCGCATCGCCAATAATCTTAGCCTCATCAGTCTCAGCTTTAACATCGGTCTTGTATTTGTCCATGCCCAATGTTCTAGCCAGTTCTTCATATTTAAACTGGAACTCGTTGTGCATAGCTTGGTACTTCTGAGCCAGCTCTTCCTTATCAGCCTCATAGTTACGTATGACCTCAGCTTGCTGGTTGTCCATCTGGCGAGACTGTAGCTGTAACTGAGCATTCGTTAGCATATCCTGCTTCTGTTCCTGTCGCTGTGCTTCCATTTGTTGCATCTGCTGGTTTTGCTGTGCTGCCATCTGTGATTCAGGGCTATCTGGGTCAATGAGGTATTTCTCAGGGTTATCAATACCAGACATACGCATATGGTCTATTTTAAGCTGGTACAACTTGCCTTCATCGGTCGTCACGCCGCCTTTGCCTTGTTGTAGGTCGGCTGAACTATGAACAATCGCTTTTTCTAGCGCTACGCTCTGCTGTATCTTCTCTGAATTAGTAGGTGGAAGGATGATATTGACCTGCTCACGCTCTAGCCACTGGCTAGGGTTAGTCTGACCCCATTTGCCACCTATCTTGGCTTGCATATCCTCTGGGAAATACAAACGTAAGAACTTGTGTGTCAATCGATAGATATCATGGATGAGCGTCTTAGCGATATTGTTGGATATTAACGCTGTGACCTGCTCCAGGTTAGCAATCAACGTATTAACACCCTGGTCTCCAACATTAGAAGGCATAGTCATGCTATTAGCCTGTAGATCAAGCGATGAGCCTGTGCGCTCGGTTCTCACTTTATCCCAATAGTCCATAACTAATATAAGTGAAGGCGTTACATCGTTAAATGGTACCTCTCTACATGCGTCTAAAGACTCCATCCTTCTGATAGCGTTATGACGACCATTCGTGAAGTCATCCATTGTTACCATATCCTCAACCACATCGGTCTTTTGATGGGTTCCTGCGTGTGTATTATCTTCTATCTGACGCAATATGTGAGTCTTGCTGGCCTGTACGTTCTTTAGCTTGTCGTAAGCAGATAGACCGTAGAACCGATGACCCATCAACCAGGCAACACCGTTGGCATACGGTACACATTCAGTCTCTTCATTGGATAGCAGGATATTCTCACAAGTCACCACCTTATGTAGCTCTGCGATTCCATCACCATCTTGATCTATTCGAATGTAGTGTTCTTCAAGCTCGACAATCTGCATTGAGGGCGAGGTATTAAAGAAGTTCTGCTCGTCATCTATCTGGTTACGCTCGATACTATCTACCTTAGTGTCTGCTGTGCTGGTAGGTAATCCCATCACTAGCGTAGGATCATGACCCTCTTCAATCAGATTAGACTTAGTTGACCAGTAGCGCTCTACACAATACGTACACTCTTCAAGGAACGGAGACTTGTGCTCTGAGGTGATACTAAAGTTCTCAGGGGCTACCGCTTCGATGATTAGCTTGCGTGTGGTGGTAATACGCTTGAGATTAACCACACCCTTTTCTTTATCAAACTTGGTAAAGTCAACTGTCTGATTTTTCTTGTTAGGTTGCATGACCATGTACATTTCTTCCTCAGTCAGCCCCTTGTAGCGCTCTTTCTCCACACCCTCCTTGATATCAACCCGTACCTTAGCTGTGGCATTCTTAGATAACAGCGCATCCTTAATCAGTGTTTCCAGCATGATAAAGCCGTTATTACGTTCCATTACCACATAGTTACAAAAGTTTGACTCAATACGTGCCTGCTCTTCGTCTTGTTCGTTAACCGGCTCAAACTGTACAATATTATCCTGTGAGAACGTGGGCATGAGCTGCGTTAACATAGCGTCGATCATATCGGATACATCAAGCGACTGAACAGTAGAGTTACCATCCACCTCATTACCAATAGGTTTACCTAAATACGCCTTGAGTGCGTTCTGTCTGTCCTGCGTTAGCTCATCGGCTGCAAACTCACTACCACTGGCTTGTGAGGACTGATACCGGCACTCGGCTAAGATATCATCATCGGTTAATTTCTGGTTTACTTGTTTACGTTTCATCGTTGGTTCGCTCTATCCATTCTCGAATAGTCTATGGGTTTTGAGTTCATGCTGGTTTTTACTTTATTAGCAAAGCAGTAGATAAGTGCATCAGCCAGGTTAGGGGACTTCAATGCTCTCGCTTTCATATCCTGCTTACTTTCTATCTGTATATAACTACTTCCCATCCTTGAACGCTTACGCTGTACACGGGTTAACTCTGCTTTTAATAGCTTGAGGTGCTTCATTCCGCTATCGAGACTAATCAGTTCATCAGGGTTAGTGAACTCGCCTAACTCCACTGCTCGGTAGGTATTCTCGAATCTATCTCTGAGATACCACCAATACTGTGCGCGTTTATTAGCAAATAAGTCATCGTTAATGCGATCATCTTTATACTTGCGTGTTGGGTTGTCCGGTGATTCACTGCCACAGAAGCCACTGATGTTAAGCTCGTCATTACCCGCTAACTGTTTAAACTTAATCTTAGCGCCAGCACCAATGCCAATAGAATCATAGACAAGGTCAGTACAATGGTTATCAAAGGCTACATCGTATGCCTTCTGCACACTTTCTTCCAAATTTCCCGTAGTCCACTGGTTAATATCAGTTATCTGTACACCATGCCTGACTGCATACGCCTTAGCGTCATTGCCCTCATCTGCGGGATCAAAGCCTATTGCCCTCACGCCCTTAGCTTTGATACCAAGTTTCTTATGAGCATCGATAGCAGCGTCTACCCACTCAGGCTGGATGATTGAATCCTCGTAATCAGTATTCGGTTCGCCTCCCCATATATGAGCGTACTTGCGAGGGTTCTCACGCTTACACTTGTCCTTCTCTGCTCTTAGTTCTTCGGGGAACCAACCTAGTTGGTCTGCATCTTGCCAGCCTATCTTGCGAACATAAACATGTTCATCCTCATAAAAGCCATTCTTCTGTATTTCATCAAGGTATGGAGCAACAAATCGTTGATAGGTGGCGCCCATCTCATCATCAGGGTTAAAGCTAATCCATATCTCACTACCTGGTTTACGAATAGTTGGGATTAGAATATCCCATGAATCCTCTGTAACAGCCTCGGCTTCCTCTACCCAGCAGACATCAACACCCTCAAAGGATTTAATCTTGGTTGTGTTGTTCTTTAAACCTTCAAAGAAGAAGCCAGTATCGTTCTGACCTGTGATGGATGTGACCGCTATATCATAGAAGTATTCCATCTTTAAACGGTCTACCGTATCGGATAATAGCTTGTGTACTGATTCCTTGATAGAGCCTTGTAGTTCACGGGTACATAACACCCTTAGCTTGTCATCGTATCCCTTTAGCTCTAGTGCCTGTGCGAAACCCCACGATTTTAGCCCTCCACGACCACCATAGAATATCTTGAAGCGTTTTGGTCTAAACAGTATGTCGAAACATTCTGCCATTTCGGTTGTATGCTCTATTTCATTTTGAGCTAACAAACTTAACCTTGTGCTTGACGGTTTGAGTGCTATCGATGTTACCAGTATGCTCTACTGCTTTAAGGTCTGGGATAGCCTTAGCTAACAGTATTTTGCATGTGTTTATCTCATTCTGAGTGAGAGGGGTTGGGTCTTTGCCTAAGATACTGTTTTGTAACTTATTTACAATCTCTTCGGCTTTTATGATTTGCCTGACTTTTGATATGGTTCCAGTAGGCATTATTTATTACTCGGTGAGTACTTGGTAACTGTGTTATGTGTTTTTTCACCAACACCAGAGTACATGTTAGATACCGTACTATCTAGCTTTTTACCAAAGATGCGTTCCCAATTATCCCGTACTTTCTTGTCTGACACTTGAGGTTTGCGTTGTTTTGAGCCTTTTCCACTCATAGAGCTGGTTTTCTGTTGTTATTTTGATTTATTAAACCGTATTATAACAGATAGTGCAAGTAATTAGACAGATTACTGACTTGTAGTTGATGTTTTTAAACATTAAGCATAAAAAATCATTATTATGACTGCAACCAATAGACACAGCGCCACAAGGGCAATATTTCCCATTAATGAAAAGAATGCCTCCATTTCATCTTCTTTTTCACTCATCTCTCTTCCTCTTTGTGGTTGGTTAAAGCTATACCTTGTCTGACGGTGCGAACGCTATTGATTTTACCCCTTCTGGTATATTAATAGCGGTAAGATTTAAGCTATCAACAATCATTCCTTGTGTTGCTTTTCCATGGCTATCAATTTTAAGGCTCTCTTTAGCTCTGTATAGGTCTTCGCCAAAAGCTATTCTTATTTTATCATTCATATCTTTATCAGCCTCAACTGCTCTCGATAATATTGCTTGATGCTCATAGTTTTATAAGCCCCTTCTCTATCAATATCTTTCTGGTTCGCATTGCGCCTTCGTGATGCCATAATTTTACCAATAAACTGTAGTTGCTAATGTAGTCACTAATATCACCATGCTCCATTCTCCCGTCCAAAACATCATGACAATCTGAGCAGCAGTACGCGCCCTCTGTGTCAGGCTGCTTCATACCCATCCCGCCACCATTGATGTGCGCGAATATTACTGTCTCAGAGTTGTGATTGCAGACACCTGGAATCCTTACTTGGCACTCTTCGCCTCTGGCTGACTTTGATATCTTGCTCATAACGGATACACCATGAATCGAATATACTCATCACCTTTTTTCACAATATCCTTAATTAGCTCTAATTTATAAATCCGGCTATCGTTAAATCCGTACTTCTTTTGCAGAATGTCTATAAATGGCTTGGCGATGTTGTCGATGTCTCCACCTTTACTGCTTAAACCGGCTGTTAGGCTCAATCCAAGCTTGCCCTCTGGCACTTCTAGTTCTTTAGGTAGCAACATCAGCACTTGGGCTTCATACGCCTTATACTCCGGCGTTTTGAATCGTCTGCCACGCCATGCGTTGTTAACTGATAGCGGCTTGATTTGTACTTTCGGCATCTTTTCCTCTTTCAGCTTCTTAGCGTGTTCTGTTGCCATTTGTAGGATGTGGTTTGTGTTATTCACTGAAAACACTTTCTTGCTTCACCAAGTTGAATAAATGCACGGTGATATTTTTCCATCCTTGAAATATCTTTGTCTGTCACACCTTTTAGTCGAGTAATATCTGAGTTGTGTTGCAAGTCTTTTCGTTTAACTCGAATAGCATCATAGTTCGTGCAAATCTTATCTATGTATTCGCCATATACATCTTCTTCATCGTGCGTCAATAACTCAACGGCAGTAATGACTCTTTCGCTAAATCCTAAAGAAAATAGTATGTCTATGTCTTGATTGGAGTCCTCGAACACGTCATGCAATACAGCAATAATCGCAAGCTCCGTATCGAACATAAGCTGATTCATTAAGTGCAGCGGGTGGAGAATATAGGGCTTTCCGCCTTTATCGAATTGCCCCTCATGTGCATTAGTCGCTATCGCAATGGCAATACCTAAATATTTATTATGATTCATCTCTCACCCCTAGCTGGTTGTCTAAATATTAAATCTATCAAATTCCCACCATCCCTTTAGTGCTCCGTATTCCATTAATTCTGTAATGGCATCGTCTAAAGTCGGCTGTCCGTATGGCTTACCTTTCTTGTCTTTTGAGCCATGTTCATGCTCGCGTTTTCTCAGCCTTTTGAGCCTCAATATAATTGACTCAACTGCTGGCTTATCTTCTTCTGTAACTGGTGGTAGACTCATTTATAAATCCTCTTTTATCTGGCTGTCGTTCAACTGACTATCGTATGACGGGAAAGGTACATGCAACCCATCAAAATGCTCTGAAAAATGCCTGTTTAATACATCAAACACCTTTGACACCTCTGCCTGCTCTAACTTTGTCGTGCTTTTCTCGCCTATCATCACGTCCTGTATTGGCTTCCAGATTATCTCTTTAACCATGCTCTCTGTCACGGGTACGGATACACTTTTTGCCTTCATTAAAGCCTGCATATCGATATCCTTCTCCTGCATAGCCTCTGATACCATTCTAAACCATAGGTGCAGGGCGTTGTTTTGGGGTTCGGATCGCTGAGTCATCCGTAAGCTACCAGGCTAAACATTTCTCAACCCTCTGCGAATTAACCACCATTGACGAAACCAAAACACATTCCGATCAAAGGCAAGCTGTCTTTGTTTGCGCTCATAGGGGTATTCTTCTTGTGGTGTGCCTTTATTCATCCCACACCTCAATCGTTGTATCCTCTCTGTGATAATTCAGTTCGTCCTTCGCATCCTCTGCCATCGCTTTCAGATCACGCTGCTTATCGGTTAGCTTTGTTGTGTAGCGGTTGCTTCCGTCTGAAAGTTGATCGAGCGGAGCCTGGTTTGTTGTAGAGGGTGAGTTAGCGCGGTTTCTCGCCAAGGTATCCATGAATATATGGTTGTCTTTTATGTTCATTTTTTATACCCACCGTCTTATTGTGCATCTTGCATATTCCTTTCCATCTTTTTTAAAGAAAGAGTTTTGGCTTTCAAAATAATTGTCAGGCTGCCAACCTTCAGGGCATGTTTCGATTGATAACTTCCTAACTATTTCTTTCCTTTCTTCGCCGTAAGACAAGTTTTCTGGAATCTCAAACTCGTGGCTTTTATTTTCATGCTTCAGCCCAACATGATCTAAGTTTCTAACGCGCCCCTCACATTCCGTTATCATCAGTCTGCCTAGCGCAGCTTGACAAAATTGCTCGGGCGTTAGTTTTACTTCAACGAAATCTGTGTTTGATGTTCTATCTTTGATAGTTATAGTAACACCATCGCAATCACCTAAAATCGTTACTCTTGAATCTATTTTCATTTTAATCGGCTCCAATAGTTATCCCCAACCGTAATACGTGCGATCAGGTGCTTTGCTGTGGTTACTTCGTCGTAGCTACAACATGCTGTTTCTAAGGCTCTTGCAAAGTCTATGGCTTTACTGTCCATTAGGTTGATGATGGTGGGTTTGCTTATTTTCACTTGCTTCACATTTAAATTTATAATCAGAGTTCCATGTATGTAACGTTCCTTCTTCAACGCATTGTCGAATCAAATCTTTTTCATGTGAATACCCGCCAACCCAAACGACAAAAATAACTGAAACTATAAAAACTATGTAATACATCACACTCCCCTCCGCACCAACTGTTTATTTAACTCTACGTTGCAGGATACGCTAAAGGCGCAATCCTGAACTTTTTGTTATGTTGCTCTTAAAATTTTACATCTAGAGTTGGCAGCTAAAACATGTCGCCTGTGAATAGTGTTTACTATTTCAGGTATTACTTTAGCCTCCATAACTTTCTTAAAGTCATCAACTTGTTTTTGTTGCTCTTTGTTTAACGGCAACATAACAAGTCGGTCAAGCGGACTGTCACGCTTCGGTGTTTCTTCTTCTGATTTATTCATAAGCCACTTACCTCAATCGTTAGGCATACACACTGCCTTCCTGCCCTGGTTTATTACTATTTGTACAATCCAATCTATGGTCGCTTGCTTTAGGGCAACGCTTATTTCCGCACTCACCGCATAAAATCATCTTTGTAGCGTTTAATAGAAATTCCCCAGCCAATCCAGTGTCCACCATGATTTTCTTTTCTTCAATACACCGGTGGCACTCGCAATTATCGCTGCCGTCTGTTATTCAGTACATTCTCATAATGTTTTTGATGTTCTTCATGTGACTCTCCTTTGACTTAGCGTTGATAAATGCTTTAAATGCTGACTCAGCCATGTCCCAAAAATAATTATTAGCAGGTGCAACGCCTAGTGCTTTACACCAGTTCATCTTCCAACGCCATTTTTGCTCTATGTTCATGTCTAGTTACTCGCTTTAGGTGGTGATATGGACAATTACGTAGTTCTTCGCTCATTCTATTCATCTTTAAAATCCACCATCGTAAAATCATCACTGGCGACACGTTTTTCTGTTTTCAATTCCTTCAAATCACGCATTAACTCAGAATTCTTAGCTATACAGTTAGCTGCCATTCGGAAACGAGTCCAGCGCATAGGCGCATCATCATCAATAATCTGACACAGCGCATACGCCACTCTATCTTCTGCTCTAGCTGTTTCTTTGTTATATTGTTCGTACATAATTTATTCACTCAATAGTTATTTTCATAAAGGCACGCCATCATCATCAAACCAGTCATCAATTTCAGCTCTTGAAATATTGGGATGCCGATTTTTATCATCTGTTGAGTAGTAATGCCTATCCTCAAAATTAGTAATTAATATTTTATATAAAATCTGCATACGCGCGCCTCTTTGAGAGACTTGCTTCTCTAATCCTCTGATTGACATCTTACTATCGGCAATTTCATCGGCTGCCCACGCCAAGTCGTCTTGTACTTTATGGTCAATATCTAATCTCTGTGGCTGCTCAAGATAAAGCATCCATCTTGTTAGTCTTTCTGGTGTACCGTCTTTCATACCACTGACCCCTGTTGATTAACCACCATTCATACTCGATTAAGGTAGTATTTGATTAGCTTTGTTCGCTCTGATTCGCGTTGCTTTTTTGTTAGCATCACGGCTTTAGCTTTGATTGATTCAGTTTTCATTTACTTTCCCCAGTAATGCGTTCATGTAGCTTCTGCACTGCTTTCGACAGTCATCGACAAAGGTAGGGCTTTTGTAATCAATCCCTGAGCGTGTCCATGCCTGTGCTAATAGGTCGCTGTGAGCGTTAGGAACGTGATCGGCACAGTATTTGAATGATGCGCCGTGTACCTTGTTGCTACATTTCTCAATACAGCAATGTGTTAACTCCTGAACACTAGATTCGTTCTTAGGCATAATGAAGTCGTCATACCGAGCCTGGTTTAGATAACTGGACACGAAAGGCCATCGGTACGGGTCTTTATCCGACCTATCCGCCTTAATCATGGCTTTCATATTACCCATTATCCGGTTAAATTCCGCCTCATCAGGGTTTATCTTCTTGAATGCTCTGAATGCCGGCTGTCTTCCTCCACGCTTTCCTTTGCATAGATCAGCAGGGTAGCTAGTCCAGAGCTTTTCAAACATCTTCTCTAGTTCTTCTGGTGTTGGTTTAGGCATTAACTTATTCTCACATCTTTATTATATTTATGAATTTCTACGTCGCCCTTCCCTTTAACTTGTCTCGTAAAATTAGTCACCTTTTTTGCTGTAAACTCAATCCAGCAACCACATTTTTTACATGAAGAATAAAAATTATCTGCTTCTCTAGGGTTTAAAGTTTTTAATAAGCAGTCACCCGACTTGGTTTGAAAACCATCAACTTTACCGTGACAAACTGGACAAGAACACTCGTAATCAAACATACCCATATCTTGTTAACCTCTTTTATTTTAACCATATCAATCATTTAGATCTTTAGGGACATTACCCTTTTTGTTGATTGTGCTCTTTTTCAGCTTGATTCCAACCCGTTAGCCACGCTGCTTGCTTGAATATATCGCTAGTGTATTGGAATGGGTTTCTGTGTTTAGGCACACCTGATTTGTAATCATTGTAGCCAGATTGTTTAGCACCTTCTTGAATAGAAACCATGTTGTTAACGCTCTTTTATCTTTTTTAAGGACGAAAAACTACCCTGTGCCAATTGCACAATTTTATTCACCGGAATCCTATTGATTATCGGGCTTAGGCACATAAACGATATGTTATTGCTTATTATCCGTTTGCTGCTAAGACAGCTATCGGCGCTCACGGGTACGATTGTTTTAATACGTGTGGAGGCTTGTTGTTCCACTTCATAAACGCCGTTTATGTACACAGTTGCACAGACGTATATAGAAATGTTAATATAGGGCTGTGTTTCTCGTACATTCACATTAACAGCAGCGACACCCGATGTCAAACTGTTAGCAAAGAAGCCACTTAATTGTGGTTTTTTTGTGCTCATTCATAAACCCTCTTCATTGATTTCTTTGTTGTGGTTAAGGTTGGTTTGCTCTCGGATTTCGATAAGATGTTCTTTAGCCTTCACAAGTGTCGCTATTAACCCATCGATTTCATCAAAAGAAACCCATAGCTCTTGATAATCAGGTTCATCGTCATCCCATGATGTTTTTATATTTATACTTTCAGCATCAGCTAACTCTACTTTTGTAGAGCGCCACAATTTATCGCTGCAAAAATCCCATTCACGATATAATTCTTCATCGCCAACATATTTACTCTCACTCATAATCTTTCCTCATTCTATTGTTGGGTGGGTTTATCTTGTTAATGCCAAGTATATAAACAGTGCAATCGATGCTGATGCCACTATACCCACCATTGATAACAAAACCTCAAGTAATACTTCCATCTATTCCCCCCTGCTCTTTGGTTGTGAGGGCTTGGGAAATTCCATCTAAACAGCTTTCTATAGCAAAGATATAAACGGGGTCGTCCGAATGAGCACAGCAACCGTTTATTGCTTCTTCTGCCTTCTCCCTGTTGTGGTCGGTTATGAGGGTTATGATTTCTATGGCTCTTTCTTCAAATTCACGCTCATAGACTAATTTAGCACCTATAATATCTCTGACTTCTTCTGTTAATTTATCCATGTTCCTCTACCCTCTGTTTGTTAGGATTCCAGTTAAATTCTTGCTCTATCGCTTCCCAGGTGGTGGTTTGTTCGGGGTCGTCTTTCTTCTTTAAGTCTATCTCGTCGCATTCCCAAAACCCTGTTGAGCTTTCAGATTTACATGAAGGAACATTTATTACGTATGAGTACCCACCGACAACTCGCATTATCTCGCATTCTTCGCCTATAAATTTCTCACGTGGCGAATCTGCTCTTGCAATAATAGCTATCTCACCTACTTTAAACCTACTCACAACCACCCCCTAACTTCCCTGTTTTGCTGTCCTCTTTGTTGTTCATTTATATTTCAACCCGTAATCTTTCAGCCATCAATATTAAATCTCGACTTACTTCCATGAAATCATCATCTGTATAAGCCATAGATTGCTCTAGATGCATTCTTTGAGCGTTCTCCGCCCTCATGCCCTCAGCCTTTAAATTAATAGCCGCTATCTCAGTTGTTAGCGCATTCATTTCAGCTAACATTCTTATTTCTGCTTCACCCATATTTAACCCTCCTCTTTAATTGCTTTCAATGCACGTTTACGAGACAGCCTGGCTGTGTTTCTCATTTTTTCGTGAACATCAATATGAGCAAAAAACGTCATTTTAATAACACCTGCATTTTTTAATTTAAGCTCATATTTTAAATTGTATGAATTATCGTGAACTCCCATAGCAGGACCTCTTGCTTTATTACATCCATAGCAAACTGGCTCTACATTTAATGGTAGAAAATAATCTCTATGGTCATAAACTCTGGCTTGCTTTCCGCAATCAACGCACACTTGAGTATCAGCCTTCGGTAAAAAGCCACTTTTAACTGCATTGGCTACTAATGCGCTTGCTTTACAGTTAGACATTATTTAACCGCCTTTTTAATTGCCTGTCTTATATAAAATGACATAGACATGCCTTCTTTTTTCGCTTTTGATTCAGTTTTCTTTTTCAAAGCTTTCGGAATCTGTATTGTTATTGTTGTATTTTCAACCATTTCTCACCTGTATCGTTAACGTGTAAAGTTATTATGCGCCTATTTAATAATTAAAGCAAATATATTTAAAAACACTTGCATTATGATTTTACTTAGTCCATACTAGATTCAACAGTTCAGAAACGTGCCATTATAAACACAACCAAGAGGACAGGGCCATGTGAATTAAGTCGTTAGAAGCGATCAAACCGGACTAAGAGAATATTTATATAAGTAATGAGAAATAAAGAAGTAGAAGTAAAGGAGGGTTCGGATTTACCAGTGTTGAAGCATAGCCTCCTGTGGAGCTGGTAAGTTGTGTTAGAGATGCAGCGGTGTGGAGAGGCATGAAAAAGACGAAGCGAGTAGCCAGTCTAATAGGCCAACGGAGACACACAGCGACTGGGAAGACTCCCCTTTATGCGTACCGGCTAGGTCAACCGGATAACCAGACTAGCGACTGGTCTGCATCTCTAACAGTTACAAACCACCAACCAATAGGGGAAGAAATTATGAGTGATCTAACAATGAATTTACCGACAGAAATAGTTGAGCGAGCAGTAAGAGATAAAATAAACGCAGCTATAGCAGAGCAACTTGGTGATCCAGAGGAAATGATTAAGAAATTAGTCGGCGCTGCTCTATCGCAAAAAGTATCAAGTAATGGAGCAGTTGGTCGGTCTGATTACGATAACAAATTTGAGTTTCTTGACCTGCTGGCTGGAAACTTTATGCGGGACGCAGCAAAAGAAGCATTGACAGAATTTTTTGAAGAAAACAGAAAAGCTATTAAAGATGCGGTAAAAAAAGAAGTGGCACGAAGCCCATCAAAAATGGCAAAGATATTTATGGATGGGATAACTAAAAGCATGACGAGCGTTTATACGCCAAAGGTTGATATTGTATTCAAGACAGAAAGCGATTATTAACCACACCAAAACACTAAACGATTAAGGGGAATGAGGATGAAATTCAAAATACATTATGAGCTTCCAAATGGCGAGCCTGATTACGTTGTTATTGAGGGGGGCACGGTTGAGGAGATACGCAAAAAAGCTAATCATGAGGTAAATAAAAGAAACGCCAAAAATCCTTGGAGTGAAGAGATTAGCTAACACAGGTTAATGCGCGTGAATGAGGTAATGAATTTGGAGAGGTGGCGGAATTGGTAGACGCAAAGTGTTGTTACATTAGTGAAGCGGTGAATCACCCTACAAGGCTAGCTACTTGAATGCTAGTCGCCAGACACAGGCTAGTGAAGGTTCGAATCCTTCCCTCTCCACCAAACAACAAGAGGATAGATAGAATGAAAGTAATAGTGAATGAAAAAACAGATAGACGTGATGATGTTAAATATCCTTGCTTAATGATTAACCAAGACACGCAAGCGGTAGCGTTATTTACTAAGAAAAACACAGGTGTAATGTTGAAATGCTCAGTCAGCTCCTTAAACACAGTTGGTGAATACTCGACAACTTGGGCGGACTGCTTTACACCGTTTCACGGAGATATTACCTTGGATAATGACCAATGAAAAATATCGATATTATGGCTGATGGCTTAAACCAACAATTCGAGAGTATCAAGCAGATGAAAGAGTTTAGAGGTAAGGGTACGCCTTTTGAGATGCCAGAAACCGACATTGATCCAGCCTGTGACACTCAGGGTTATGCTATGGCTAAAGAACGGGCTATTAAGGAAATATACGAAAATAGCGACCTAGTCGAGACCATTATTATAAGCAACGCCCAGCGCATCCAAGAGCTTCGCTACGACTACCTAGACCAGAAAGAGACTAACTACACCTCTAACGGTCGTATCGCCCTTAAAGCTGAACTGGCGAACAGCATATTAAACCTGATAGACGATGAGATCGAAAACATTGCTATCGATTTAGCAAGAAAGGAGGTTGAGCTATGAGTGTTGCTTATGTGGAAAAACCTGACGATATCCGTTGCACTTTGACTTTCACAATGAAGCTGTCTGAGTGGAAACAGATTAGTAGGACACTCGAAACTAATAATGCGTGGACTGAGCTTCAGATTATTAACGAGATACATGACTTAGTTGGTCAACTTAATAAAACTTATTATCCAGAGGTCACAGATGAAAACTAGCACAGACATAACCCCATTGATTAACCTGGTTCTTACTGCCATCGGCTCAGGGTTTCTATTCCTGTCGCTACACAACATCAATGACTTGACGTTAGCGCCTTTGTTATTCGTGATTGGGCTGGTGTTTATGATTCAGCCGGTTATGTCTATAAGCGAGTGGCTATGTAACCGTAAAGATAAATTCAGCCTTACTGATGCAGAGATAAGGGTATTAATGCAGGATAGGAGGGAGTGATGAAAGTATCAAATCATCAAATAGATTTAATGAAGCATACTGTTAGCGATCCAAAAAGAAATTGGTTTGGAACAAGTTATGGATGCAAGGATTCCGATGAGTTTGAAAAGCTGGTAAAAGGCGGTTATGCAGTTAAACAAAACGCGCCGTCATGGATGGGTGATGACGTCATTTACAGGCTTACAGAAACGGGCAAGGAACTCGTAAACAAGCTATAATATCGGTTCAGGGTGCGACAACACCCCTTACCTAAACTTTAATTACTATTTGGAGTAACTAATGCGTGCTAAGAATTATAAACCAAATCCCATCCGAAAGGATAACGAATTAATGTCAGAAGCTATGATTGCTGAGAAAGCTATCGAGCGTCGAAATAACATCGTGCCAAATAAAACTAAATCAGCGTCTAAACTCAATATCAGAACTCTTTTGTAGGAGAAAACAATGACCGAACCAACCACAAAATTAGTTGAATCAAAAGAAAGCAATATTATCCATCACCCTGTAACACAGTCAGCACAGGTCATGAACTCACTGACCGCACAACTTGATAACGGGAATTTACAGCCCGAGCAGTTAGGCATGATTTTAGATGCTCAAGAGCGCGTTTTAGATCGTCAGGCAAAGCAGGATTTTTCAATAGCTATGGCAGAATGTCAGAAAGCGATGCCGGATATTTTGAAAACGAAGGAAAATAAGCAAACTAAAAGCAAGTACGAGTCGCTTGATGGTTTAAATAAGGCTATAAGCCCTGTCTACACGTCTCACGGCTTTTCCATCTCATTTGGTACAGATACCGCACCAGACGAAGATAATGCCATGATTCGCGTTACAGCCGAAGTAAATCATAGCGCGGGGTGGTCTAAGGGTTATCATTATGATTTGCCTTACGATATAGCTGGCATAGCTGGAACAGTGAATAAAACAAAGATTCATGCCTCTGGTTCTACTCTGTCTTATGGTCGTCGTTACTTGCTGAAACTGATATTTAACCTGACAACCGTTGATGAGCTAGACGACGATGGCGCTGCCAATGGACAAAGCGAATTTGAAGCAATGAGCTATGAAGTTGAGCGGCTCAAGAAAGTGGGTAAGGCGATCATCGAACACACTGGCATTATTAGCACTATCAAATATGGCATCGAGATAGAAATGCTTGCTGATGCCTCAGAAGCATGGTCAAGCCTAAGCGACGATGAAAAGAAAAGCCTATGGGTTGCGCCAACAAAAGGAGGCGCATTTACAACCCAAGAAAGAAGAGTCATGTCATCTACTGAATTTAGACGCGCAAGCATGACCGAAGAGCAGATAAAAGAAGAAATGGATAGGATAGAAAAAGCCGAATCATAACCCATAACTGTATATATTATTGAGGTTTGAGATATGGATCAAAAGGAGTTTAATAAAATTATGAGCGGCATGGAAGAAGTTAACCGCAAGATGGTTGATGATATATATAAAAATGCGCCAATGTGTCACTTTAGAAAAATGAACATAGAAGAAGCGGATACTTCCCACGAGTTATGTAAACAGTGGTGGGAGTGTTCAGTTTGCGGACATACGGAAGCATTATAACAACCAATCGCCTATGGCGGGAGATGAGAATGGCATCTTGTGAAAAATGCTGGAAGGAAAGTAACGGTGATATTGATTTGTACCACGAACTTCTTAAAACAAATCAATGTACACCAGAAGAACAGGCAGGCGGTAAAGAAGCGGGGTTTTGCAAGATTTGTGCGAGAAAGACCATACATGCTCATAGGAGGATGTGATTGTGAGTGAAATAACAATAGGACGTGTTTTTGAAAGCAAGCACTACGGGCATGTGACCTATGAGGGGAAATGTCAGTCTGATAGGTCGCCTAGTGGTGAATGCCATAAATTCAGGACAGATAGAGGGAAACTTAAATACATAACTAATGGTGAATTAAGAGACTTTTTCGATAACCCCAAAGGCAACACATGACTGATAAAGATAACAAGGTATTAACAAAGCGCGCTAATGAAAAATAGAACCGTAAGCGATACCGAAGGTAACAGAGCAAGCTTAAATGCTATGGGTATTCTCTTCTCTACACGCCCTGAGTATAAGCATTGGGGAAAGTTATTTATCAGGGTTTCAGCTAATGACTATAGTCGAATTATTAAGGCAGGGTTGGTGAAATGATGGAATTAGAACAGGTGAATAAGATGAGTAAATGCGTAAAGGATAAATACAGTAGCAGGGTATGTGAAAAAGGCACGAAATGCTGCAATGTGCGTCATAAGATGAGCGATAAGCATGAGGCGTTGAGTTTCAAAGAGTGGCTAAAAAAAGAAGATGCCAATATTGATATATACAATTACCCAGAGGAAGCTATGGAGATGGCTTGGAATGCAGCATGCTCCCTCTGCCAATCAGCGGTATTGGATGAACTGAATAAGAAAATTGACGATATACCCGCTTTTATGCAATACGCAGGGTGCAGACCACTTTTATATAAGGATGAAGTCAAAGTCGTAATCGAATCACTGAGAAAGCCGGAGGGAAAATGAAAGAAGATATAAGATATGGGTTAGTGGTGTTTTTAACAGGGGCAGTCTGTGGATTAACTGGGATGCACTTTGATGAAATTAATGCTTTATTTGCCGTCATGATTATATCGGCGGCTATGGGCTTGATATCTTCGATAGGAATAAACGAATAAACCCCGATCATTAACCAGGCTTAGGAGATAGATGTGAGTGAGATAGTATTCAAATTCGATAGTGAAGAAACCGAAGGCAGATTTGTAGCATGGCTGCTTGATGGTGGTGGAGAAGATTCGCTTGGAACATATTGTGAGGTTCGCAATGAAACTTATATAGGGATTAAGAATGTCGACAACAATAAAACTATGCTGGTTTCAGATTCAGGCGAGTCTTATGACTCCTAACCCTACTCTACAGTATAGGTGAAGTGATGAATAAAAAAGAAATGATCGAGTTTTTAGAACCTTTAGACGATGATATAAAAATAGTAGTTAGAGGTGCTAACAAAGCGCTTATGTCACCGATAAGTTACAAATTAGAGCTAGTACCAGAATGCGAGTATCATGCAGATATCGTTGTTATTAATATGATTAGCGCTGGTGCAGTTGATACTGGTGTTAGCGGCTAATCCTCTCTAATCGCTTCTAATCGCCCTCATACGACTATTACCCTCATCGACATAGTTATCCTGTTTTATGATGTAAATAGCCATATCACGCGCTGAGATAGGTTTAACGAGCTTTGGAGGCTTCTTTATATCCTCGGTCAGTCTAGCATCTCTAGTTGTTGAGTGAGTTGAGCACCCTGTCAGCAGCATCATCAGGGATACCGACATCAAAACACTCGCCAGCAACAATCCTCTCGATATAAACCACGTTTTTCTGAGTTTTAACATCTTTGACTTTTGCCTCTTTCTTGATTTGGGTCAACTTTTTGTCGTCTTTCTTGAGCTGGCTAACGATTGCTTTGCCCGTATCAGGGCATAGAAAGGCGCGGTAAATAGTAATACCAGAGAATAAACCAATAATAAAGAAAACGCCACCAATAACAATATTAACTTTTCCACTAATCATGCTACCTTCGTTTTTCCTTTAAACTTCTTGCGCTTAGGCGCTTTCTTTTTAGGGGGTGCTTTTTTCTTTGGTGGTGGCTTCGGTATACTATTGAAGTGCGCCGTTCTTTTACGAGGCATTATGATTCACCTAAGCTGACAGATACGACCTTTTCTATGATTTTATCCATCTTATCTTCCAGACGTTCATTCTGCCTTTGGATAACATCATAATGTTCTTGAGACTCATCTTTTAAATCCTTGATAGCATCTTTTACATCATCATTCTGTATCTGCTGAATCTGCTCAATGCGCTCAACGTCACCAGCAATACTATTGATATATGTCAAGCCTGTTGCACTGGCTAAAATAACGGTAAGCAGTGTTCCACCATTAAACCATTTACTTAGGTGCCAGTGTTCACTTGTATTTGAATAAGGGCGCTTACGTCTATTTTCAGGGTAATCATGAGGTGATTCAGTCATTTATCTATCTCAAAGTGAGGTAAATCGTCGAAGTTGTTATCTTTTACTTTCCAGTCAGAATCCCAGTCACCGCCCCACCTTAGTTTTATATTCATCGACTCAGCAACACCTTTAACATAACCAGCAAAATAAGTGAATCGCTCCCTGTCATTCCAGTCAATAGGATAAGGCGCTACATCAACAGCACTGGATGGTAGTGTGTTGTGCTTACTGTGCGGATAAGCTAGTTTGCTCTTTCCCGTCCTTAGCATTTCATTCTGACGTGATTTGGTTCGATGCCCTTCTAAGACAGAGCAATCAAACTTCTTCACAACTTCATTAAACACACGCTGCAATCTCTCATCGCATGTATCAAGTTTAGATGCTGATTTATTTGAGAATGAAGGCATTATTTCTCAGACAATGCTTTAGTTGTTATGGTTCTTAAATAAACACCGCCAATAGCATGAACCATTCCAATAATGAGACTGAATGCAGCAAATTGCTCTACTGTCATGACGGGTTGGAATAACTGCAAGCTACCATGAATCGCTTCAACCATGCCCATCGCTAGATTAAAATCGATAGTTTTTGATTTTGTTATAACGCTCATTTACCCACCTCTTTGTATTGTTCCAATTTAATTTGAGCCATATCAAGAAACCTGCGAATAGTCCGGCTATGGCGCTACTGTTACCGTTATTCCCGTCGGAGGCTTTGGGTTTGCCACCGTTGCGGGTATGGTCGCCTCCTGGCTATATACGGACACCCTTCCATCAGTGTCTACGGTCGTGATAAATAATGACTGCGTAACAGAGGTAGTAGGTATAGTGAACTCACGGACACTTGGCAATAACTGCATAATCTCTACGCCTACCGAGTCGTGCACTGTAAACCCAGCTATCTCTGAGGCAGACAAAGGACTTTTATCCTCTCGCTCTGTTGGTGCGATGAAGGTAATGGTAGCGGTATCAGCTATTGCTCCAAAGGAGAGTAAAAGTAAGATTATGTATTTCATTTTATTGCCTATAAATTTTTTGGATGAAACGGGCTGTTAGCTGACTGAATACCTTGCGCTGTATCAATGTCTGACAATGGTTCACCAAGAGTCTCAGGATTAACTCCATTCCACCACTTGAATCCACCACCAGCATTAGCTGCATCTTCGACTATCTTTGATAGTGACACGTCACCGAAAGCGTCGATTATTTCTTGCACATCACCATCAAAGTTCTTAACAGCAGTCTCGTCAACCCCTTCACCTGCATTCCAGTTTGCCACATCACCGTAGTTACTGGTGCGATAGACAAACGCATTAGATGGAGGTGTGAGAACACCATCAGGGTCTTCAAAGTAATAGTTATTATTCTGCGCGTCCAGCACATCGAGCTGTGGATCAGAAATACTACCCACCTCGACAAACATCCCACGTCGAACCGCGCCTAAGACAATAATATTATTATTATAAGCTTTACTTCCAGTATTAAGCTGGCTATTAAATACCCTCGCCCATATTCCACGACCTGTACTGGTTTGACCTGTTACTGGTGAAGGCGTAACTACGACCGTGTTATTAGCTAACGTCCCGCCACTACAGCCCTCATAACTCAGGTTCGCATCCCACACATCATAGATAAGATTTCCGCAACCTTCAACTGCATCATTGTCACAATATAAGAGAAGCAAGCCTTGATGGGTACCACGTATTTTATTTCCCCATGCTTTACCAGAGGATAATCCGCTTAGTGTTAAACCATGAGGCGCGCCACCAATTCCCAATCCTATTGTTTCATTACCATAGGTCTCAGAATCCTGCATAACATCTAAACCAGCGTGCGTAATATCCCCTATCTCAATAGCATGACCTTGTAAGCAATTAAAATTAACAGTATTGCCTCTAGTGATTGCCCCCACTGTTGTTCTGTTCGCACCTGTTCCGCTATTACCCCAAATCTGAATACCAACTGACTCTGTAGCTGATGGGCTTGTAATATCAATATTATTATTTTCGGTTATCGGCGCACTAAATCCCTTCACGTCAAAACAACGTACATGGCCAATTGTCGATACAATCTTAATATTGCAGTTTTTAATAGTAGACATTCCGATATTTGCCGTATCTGACTTAGTGAGTTTGAATACTTCCATTAATACCAACTGACTTGCTGTGATATCAATATCTAAGCCGTCAACTGTGCTGGAATAATCAAAATCATCAGCGCCATCAGTCGCGCCCGGTGTAATTAGTAATCCAGTAAATAAGCCGCGAATTTTACATTGGTTCATTACAAAAGAACCGTTTCCATTATCATTAGCAAGGCATTTAGACGTATTTACACCGATGCCTAACCAGCTAACGCGGTTTAAGATGATATTTTTTTCATTGGTAAAATGTTGGATACTCACCATTTGGTTAGTCACGAATTCGTTTGTGAATTCAATATCATTAACTGTGACAAGTGCAGTACTATCAGGACGCAAAGCCAGTGTTGTTGTACTGGCGTTACTTTCTAATCGAATACCAGCACCACTACCATTCTCACCACCGCGTCTTAAACTCATTGTCACGCCTTTAGTTACGATGCGCTGACCGTTGGTGATATATTCTAGCTTGCCTAAACCAGCTAGATTCTCATCGAAAACTACCGTATCACCGTTAGCTTGAGTTAATCCAACGAAAGCAGATGGTGGGTAGCAGTTTGCTGCACTCCAATCATCGATAGTTGATGCCCCTGTTGAGCGAGTGCCAGTTGGTTGAAAATAATAATTAGCCATTAGTTATGCACCTTGAGTAATTGATACGACCTGAGTATCCGCTGCCACTGCATTTGCCACTGCAAAATATGTAGCGTTAGCTGGAACACCGTATATAATTGTACCGTCACCCTGATCTGCTGAAGAGGCAATATAGTCCCCTGTAGTCGCTGCGCCAGTAGTTATAGTTAGATTTGCAATAGCATTAGCCGAGCTTGTTCCGAATGCAACCCGTATCGATTCTGTTGTCACGCCACGGTTAACTACTTTTAATTTCAGCGTACCTGTTGCTAATGCAAGTGCCTGCCCCGTCCCGTCCATCGTTAAATCTGGAAAATAGGAGCCTGGTGAAAATGATGACCCTTTGGATACGGCTCCAGGCCCAGTGCCACCTGTTCTTATTAAACCTCTCATCTTTTTGTCCTCTTGATAATTGTTCGTTTGCCTTTCTTTTTCTTTTTAACCGTCGATACGATGTTTTGCTTGCTTATATCTAGTGGCTTGCGTTTCTTTTTCATTCTAATAACTCCGGAAACTCTGGCAACTCATCAACAGATTCAAAAGCTCTACCAGCAGCAGCACCAACTTGACCAGGCGCATTAGAAGGATAAGCGCCCAACATATTTGCATACACTGGTGAGCCACCAGATTCTAGGTATTTTCTATATATAGGTCTTAATGCAGCACCACCGGCTATCGATGTTGGATCTTGAGCCACATTGGCTAACCAGCTTCTTGTTGCTGTTTGCGAGTCTGCAACCCCTCCTATCTCATCGGCTATTCTTACTGCATCATAATAATCAGAAACATTACGCTCACGCTTAAACCCGCCTTTATCGATACGGTTCAATCTGCTTGATAGGCTTCGTGGATTTACGTTACCCTTAGTGACAGAATTACCAGCCTCCAAAGCTTTTAAATTACGCCACTGCTTACCTGCTACTCTCAGTGCTTCCTTGTCTTTAGGCGAGGCTTTTGCTAATGCGCTATGTAACGCACCTTTAAATTCGATAAGATCATCAGCGACAGCAGGATTAGTGGTATAAGCGCCCCTTATGTCTTTTTCTACTTTTGAGCTTAATTTATTAAATTCTTTACCAGTTAGCTTGCCACTTGCAAGATTTGGGTATTTCTTAACGTAGTTTGATACGAACTTTTCACCGTCCACACTCATATCATCAAAGAGGTTTGCAAGGTTTTCTTGACCTATATCAATTTCACCTACGTTTTTAGCTACATCATCATAGACTTTGCCAATACGGTCAGCAGCGTTAGCAAATTGGCTACCTCTTATATCATCACCAACTTCACCAATAGACTCAAGCGCTAACCGATTAAGTAAAGCTTGGTTATCTTTTTCCATACCCTCAGTCAATCCACTTGTAAACGGCATAGAATCAGCGGAGCGTTCTATCTGTTGTAATGGCTTAGATTGTAATTTTTGACCGGGCTTTAACTTAAAATTCAGATCATCGGCGCGCTGCACAAGGCGTTGCTGCCCTTTCGTTAGCGCTCTTAGTGCTTTCTCGTTACTTTGAGCAACACCGCGTATTGCGCCCATAACTCTAGGAGCCATCTTGCCGACACCGTAACCACCAACAGACATAACACCGCCCATGATGCTAGACGCGCCTTGATTATCGCTATATCTAATGCCTTCGCCAGCAGCGCCAATACCCATCTGCGTTAGTAAACCGCCTGACAATGGGGCTGTAGCTAGATACGGCAATATCTCTCCGCCCATTGTTGAAAATGGTCTAGCCTGTGAAAGTTCGTCATAATATCCCTGCTCTTTCCTTTGCATGGCTTGTAGTTCTTCCAGTTCATCATTGTTACCTAATGCGGAATGATAGAGCTTTTGCGCCCCTCTCCCTATGTCAGTCAGCGTCTTCCCTGCGCCAATCATCATAGTCTCACCTATACCGTATTGATCCTCTAAACCATTACCGGCTAGGCTGGCAAGTTCATCATCTGGTAATGCCTCAATGCCACCAGCCAATGAATTTAACTCATCATCTGTCAGGCTTTCAATTCCCACGATTAACCACTCCTGTCATCTGTCTGCGCCTTAGCTCTGCTTTTATCTCTTCCGGTGTGTAACTTTTACCGTCTGAGGCGGTAGGCTGGCTATGCGGTTCTTTCTTACCGAAAGGCAATGGTTTTATGTTCTGTGCCTCAAGCATAAAGTTTGACGAATCTAAACCATCAACAGAGTCAGTCAAGTCAATGTATTGTTGCCTAATCTCATCGCGTTCACCTGACCTTGTTTCAGCTAAGTTTTTCATAGTTGTTAAGATTTCCTTTCTCGCCTGTATACCCTGCATACCGCCGCCGGATAACTGTGCGATTAAGGCCGAAGCCCATCCGGGCATGCCACCCGCTGCGAGTTTTAACGTAGCAAGGTCATCGCCCATCACAGACTCATTAGGTAGCGACTGTTTAAGCAAATTACGCATAATGATGAAGTCATCCGTGCCCGTCATGCTGTCTACACCACCCGCTTTTGTCGCTAAACTAGCACTATCATTATAATACTGGATTGATTGTCTAAACGGAGCGATATCCTTCTTATAATCATCACCAACCTGGTTGAGTGCGCCTAAGCGGTCTTTCTGGTCTTTGAAATCACCTTTTCTTAACTTGCTGATGTTGGATTGTTTTAATTGCTCCATCATCATTGCTTTTTGCATTAAAGCATTATTATTTGATTGTTGCGTTAGTGGAGCCATCATCTGCGAGGCTTGAGAGGAATCTAATCCACCCACTGTTTGTAATCCAGCATTTAACTGAGCCTGAGCCATTACGCCCCTATCACTACCTAAAAAACCCGTACCTTGTCTGCCATAGACTTGGGGTACTTGCTGTCGTACATCAATAGGGTTGCCGAACTCGTCAAACTCCATACTGGTTCCTGACATTTCAGAAGTAATTGATTCGCCTAGCAATCCACCTATACGGCCTGCTTGCCGCTGTCTTGCTGGTTGCTCTAAATCCCAAAAAATACCCATCTATCGCACCATTGAGTAGTTAACGTGTTTTAACCCGTTTATCTCTGTTACTGAGGCAGGGTTAGCTATCTCAGCTTCCTGAGCCATCACACCCATATGAACAGCGTTCTGGCCTTTGTAGTTGTATGTGTAAACAGGTAATCCACCATCGGTACTGCCTACCCGCTTAATATTCTCTTTAGCTCTTACGTCAGACAGTACGCCTAACATGCTTGAGGCACCGCTAAGACTAGAGCCGATACCGCCTTGACTTGAGCCACTTGAGCCTCCACCTAACACCGTCGGGCTACCTATTAGACTAGCCAATGCGCTCATATCACCGTATTGCGCGCCAAATCCAAGATTAGCTAACTGTGGTGCTGCATTCATGGCACTCTGTGTAGCTTGATTCTGAATAGCGTTATTCTGCGACATCTGACCGTAAGCACCTAACTGGTTCTGTATGCCTTGCTGATAATTCTGTGATTGCATCTGATTGACAAAATCCGTAGCTTGCTGGTTAGCATCGCTCATCGCTAAACCTTGAGCAATACCTTGACGGCTTCCACCGCTGGTATTTGTCATTGCCGAGCCTGTGTTAATACCAGGCATGATATTTCGGTTAAAATTGCGGTTTATCTGACCCAGCCCTGCATCAATAGCCCCGTTTAAGTTCTGATTCTGCATCTGACCACTGGCGATACTGTTTAGACCGCCCTGATCGTACATATTCCCGCCGCCCATCTGATTCTCAAAACCTGTTTGAGCACCTTGATTTATCTGGTTAGCGTAGTTTTGCCCCATGTTCCCATAACTTGCTAACTGTGAACGAGCGTATAAGTCCTGTAAGAACGGGTCTTGAGCACCATAAACCGAAGCCGGAGCGCTTTTGCTCTTGCTTGATCCACCTAAAATACTGCCAACACTGCTTAAAAATCCCATAATTAAAACCCATCGTCTACTAAAATTAAATCAAATCCTGCACTGACATCAAAATTAACCGTCGAACCTATACCTGTTATCTTAATGTCTGCTTTCGCTTCAATTTTTGGATAAGGCGCATACTCATGTTGGAAATGTGATGTGCCTGCTGTAAGCAAACCCACTGTGTTCTGAACTCTAAATACGCCACCGAAGTCACGCTTCCATAACGTCATGTCAAGTGCACCCGTTGTGTTTGACTTGTTTATATCACCCCAAAAATTAGTCATGTAACCTGTTTTACCAGCAGGGACGGTATAAATAGCCATCAATGTCTGCTCGTAGCCTAGACTTATCTGTGCTCTTAGGTTAGCTGCACTAAAACTACCTGTTGTCGTGCCAACGCCTGACTGGATCACCCCAACCGCCGCCGTTCCACTATTGTTCTTCATGCGTGGTTCGCGTATTAACGGGGTATCTAAAGCCACTGCTGTCG